ACACTGAATTTAGGGATTTAATTAAAGGTTATGAATCAACTGTTGTTAATAGTAAGAACCAACATTACGTGTTTGATGATAAGGATCCGAAATTACCACCAAATAATAAAAAAACATTCATTCGTAAAAAATCACCTTATGGTGGTGTGTTAACAATTGGGTGGGGTCATACCGGACCATCAGTAAAACCAGGTATGATTATATCAAATAGAGAAGCCGAACAATTATTAACCGACGATATAAAAAAACACGAAGAAATTGCAAAAAAAGTTTTTCCAAAATTTGATACATATCCAATTTATGTTCAACGAGCATTAGTTAATGCAACATATCGTGGTGAGGTTAAAAGTGGTTATAAATGGGTTAAAAGTTTAAATGCTAACAACTGGTCTTTGGGTGCTAAACAATATCTTGAGGGTTGGAACATTGATTTTTCAAACGTTGACGACCCAAGAAAAAAAGGAACTGTTGCTGAACGAATGAAAAACAACCAAAGGGCGTTCTTAAAATATGCCGAAGAATTATCTAAACCAGTTGAACCGAAAATTAAACAAGAAAAAACTAAGACACAAATACCTAAACCACAAATTGGTGGTGGTGGTCTTTCTCCGAGTGTCTTTAAACTATATGTTGTAAAACCAGGTGAAACATTATCTGGAATTGCGTCAAAATATGATAAAACGGTTACTGTTGATTCTATTATTAAATTAAACGATTTAAAATCTGAAACCCTTAAACCAGGACAAATTTTAAAATTAAAATAATGGGTTGTTAATTTACATTAACAACCCATCGACTCCACCATTTCATTTTTTGGACATAGGAAAATGAAAAAACCAAATTTATTTTGTTACCAGTGCTTCAATCTTACTTCTAACTTGTTCTGTTAAAGATAATTCATTTGTGTTGGTAACAATAATACAATCAACCAAAGTTTTACTAGGTATATTAATGTAAAATGTATCACCATTATAAAATGATAAATTTTGTTTTAATTCAACACTAGTATGAATCATTTTTAAAAACAATTTAAATTGTATTTGATCAACAAATGTTTCGTTTAGTAACTCACCAAACGTTTCGTGTAATATTCTAATGTTAAATCCTGTTTTCATAGTACAAATATATAAAAAAATTATTATAAAAACAAAAATCTCAAAAAAATATTTTAATTTTTTGAGATTTTATGTTTTACCAACAGAAAGGGTGGGTGTGTGTTTTTTTGTATTTCATAAATATCTACAAAATTGTTAAAAACCAAATTAATTCAATATTTTATGATATTTATTACTATGGAACTATTAATAAATAACAATTCCTTTACTGTAAAAACAATGATTACACCCAAAGATATCCAAAATGGAATGATGGGTAAAAAATTTGATAACCAATTTAATGGTATGTTATTTATTTTAACCGATGGTGAACATTCCTTTTGGATGAAAGATTGTATCGTCAATCTTGATATTATCTTTATCAACAATAACACTATAACGAAAATACATAAAAATTGTAAACCGTGTAAAGGTAATAATTGTTTACGTTACAAAGGTTTTGGTGATATGGTTCTTGAAATAAAGGGTGGCTCTTCTGATCTATATGATATCCAAGAAAACGATATCGTTGTTATTAACGATTAGTTTCTAAGTTTTCAATATGATGTTGTAAATACCAAGCCGCTTTTTTCAGATCTTGTATTTCCTTATCTTTATCTTTTTTTCCGGCTCTTGAAATATACTTTACGGTATTTCCTAAACTAAACCCAAGATCCCAAGCGTCAATCACTTTAATCGCTTCGTATTTATTCTCTGAACCACCATAATGTTCTGGGTGGTTAACCATTTCTTTTCCTAACATATTAAGTGTTTTTTATTGATACAGACCTAAACTAATTAAAAGTGTTCTTGCTTTACGACCAAAGTCAGCGTCATTTGGATTATCCTTAGCCAATTCCTGAATTGTTCTGTGAGTTTTTGCCAAATCAAAATCTTGTTGGTTGTTGTTTTGTGATACTGGATGTTTGTAACCAAACTCTTTCTCTTGTCTTAATTCATTAAGTGTTCTAGTTTTCATATTATTTATTTTAATTGTTCCTTTGTTTTTTTGTAATCCTCAATTCCTTTTTTCTGAACTATATAACTTATCAATTTTCGTTTAAATAGTGGTAATAATGTTTCTTCCAATGGAAATTCACCATTAACTAACATTTCAACTATTGGTAGTGTTTTTTGTTTCTCACTATCAACATTACTAAACATATCAATTATTTTTGTAATAGTCAAATCTTTTTTTTCATCAGAATAAATTAAATTAATTATTAATTTATTTTCAGGGGATCCTTTTGCTGCTGGTTTTTTCTCATATTCCCAAACATATAAAACATTAGCGATATTATTTTCATAATAAAAATAACCAGTTTTTAATGTTATATTATCAATATTTTTTTTAACTTTAACAATAATATTGTCAAATACTGTTTCCCAAACAGATTTTGCAATATCAAAATATTCGTGTAGTTTTGGTGTACTATATGATAAAATCTTAATAAATTCTGCATGTTCATCACTTGTCATTGGTGGTAGATCTTTAATTTTTAAATCCATAACCAATAATTCATCATCAACAGTTTTAAATTTTTTATCCGTATATAAAATTTTCTTATCTTTAATTAATGTTTGCGCATTTGCAAGGTGTAATGATAATTCAATAAACCCTGGGTATAATTCTAATTTATCTAATTTTTCGCCCATTTTTTGGAAATAGGATAATAACACATATTCCTTATGTTCTTGGTCAATTGGTTTATCAAACATCCAATCCGTTTTCATTAAAAACTCAACCTTTTTTTTCCTACCCATCACACTAATAATATTAATAATTTATAGATTAATCAATCCTCATAACAACATAATATTTGTCGTTAATACTTACTTCGTCGTAATTGTCATCATAACCATTTAATGAGCCGTAATCTGCGTCACGAACTAGGTCATCCAACATAGCATCTTTGTCTATAAATCTAACAATTGTCTCAACATCAAAACCCCGATCCTTTAACCAGTCATATGGATCGTATCTAATATCTTCTAACATAGATTCAACCTTTTCATCAATTTCATCCTGATTAAAATCACCGTCAGGGTTTTCATTTATTTCGTCAATTTCGTACTCAATATCACTGATTTCACTCTCAATCTCATCCAAACGTGTTTCGTTATCGGTTTCTTGTTCTTCAAATTCCTCATCAGAATATGTTATCGTTTCAACTTTTTTACCATTTTGATATAGTTCCCATTCATCTGAAAACTCAACAACAAAAATATTATCTAAATAATCTTTAAATTTAAAATATTTTGTGCTATCAATTTTATCCTCAATTAATGGTGTTCTACCTCCTTTTTCAATTAAAAATCGTTCAACTTCTAGTCCTAATTTTTGTTTTTCGTAGTCTTGGACTTCTTGTTCTTGGTTATAACTTAAATCTCTACTAATACCATAATCTTCGGGATTTTCTTCTATATATTCTCGTTCACCATCCTCAAAAGCCTCAATAACCATATCGGCATCAACATAGTGTGTTATACGATCTGGTCCAAGATATTCTAATGGGTTGTCAATCCATTCTTCAAAATAGTCTCTTAATGAACTATCGGCCTCTTCAGTTGTTCCGACCGCAAATCTCATATTTTCTGTTAAACACTCATATTCGTGTAAATCATAATGACGACCGGATGGGTAAAAATCATAAACATCTGATTTATCATCTTTCAATTCATTAAGTTCATCTTCTAACTCACCAATACGATCTGTAATATCATCATATAACTCATTCCAATTTTCAAGTTCTGTGTCTAAATTTTCCTGTTCTTCTTCTAATTCTTGTATTGTGTTTCTAATTTCATTAATTCGTTCACGATCGTAATCTGTTAATGCGGTAATATCAGAACGATTATTCGCAAATTCAAATGCGGCATGTGCCATTTCACCAACTTCATCTGTATCATTCAAGTTCCATCCATCATCTTCTCTAAGACTTTCTTGTTCACTAATTTTTGCGTTTAATATTCTTTGTTGTTTAATATTATGTAGTGGTGTATTCCAATCACTAACATAACCAGTAACTTCAACATCATCTAATGATGATATTTTTGATCCCGAAATGTCTAATTTTCCTAAAATTTTAAGTTTACCTAAACTTTTAATTCTTGGATCATTTAATTTTAGATCACCAGAAACAACTAATGTTTTATTTTTAAAAGGTGGTAATGATGGTATTGCTTCTGTTTTATAAAACACTTTTCTCATTAAGTCATAATATTGTTCTGGTGTTATTACAAC